TCAAACGACTTAATGCGAGAAATGATTTCACGGGCTTGTAGCGTAATAAACACCACAGGACCGCCGTCATCAGCTGGATCTACAACAAAACGATCGCCACCGTACTTGATTGTCCTTACCAAATCGCCAACTTTGCACCAATCGCCTTCAATCCAAGGCTCAAGTGTGTCTGGTGATTTGTATGCTAAAGGACCTACTTGTACAACTTTAGCTACTGTCTCGTTGAACTTCAATGTTTGTTGAGTTTCGTCAACAAAAATGATGCCGCCTTTACTTTTTACTTTTTGCCGACGCAACTGAACTAAAACTCGATCTCCAGCTACTTCAACACCCGGATCAACGTTTGGAAAACACTCCAATTCCGATCTTGTATCCGGCTCTTCTTTATTATTTATATCAAATGCTGCCATTCGGCGGCCTCCTATGATCTTTACAGATCTTTTTCTTCGTCTTCCCTCAAAATTTCATCAATAATTCCAATGACCTCTTTAAATCCTTCAAATCTACCAACTAAACGCTGGTAATCTTCAAAAGAATTTACGTTTACACCAGCGGTGAGGGTTTCCGCCAGTTTTGATTGTTCATTTCTCGTGCGAGAAATAATTTCTGAAATAAAGTCCTTCATATTCTTACTAATGCAAGACTAAAAGGAAATCCGCCCCAAATATTAATAAAAATTTCCGCTTGATAAATCTTTGAGGTTTTTATCTGGACCAATTTTGTCAGAATTTGCCATTTTGGCTTGCGCTGCACCAATTTTCCAATTGTTGTTACGTGCTGAGCCTGATGGGCCTTTGTCAAGTGTGGTTTCGCCAGGGCCGCCAGCGTAACCAGGGGTGCCTGTCATTTTATAGGCTTTTTTGTAGCCTACTTCGCCGCCGGGTTGTTTTGTGTTTGCCATTTATTGTCCTTGTTGTGGAGGTTGTGCTGCTTGTTGTGCTGCTTGTTGTTCCATTTGCTGCTGATGTTGTTGATCTGCTTGCATTAATTGCTGTTGATGTTGTTGAGCAGCTTGTTGTTGCGTTTGTTGAGCCATTTGAGCCTGGTGTTCTGCCTCAATTTGGTTCTGAACTTGTGCAGATTGTTGCTCAAACGCTTGTTTTTGCACTTCTAAACCGTGTTGGCGTATGTCATTTTCAGCCGCAATTGTGGCTTCCATGGCAGACAAGTTCTGTTCGTGCTCTAATTGACGTTGTTGCTGGTCCATTTGGGAACCTGCGTTAATCATAGCAACACGCTCTCTTGCAGCGTTGTTAATATTGGCCAACGCAATGTCTTTAGCGTTTTGTTGGTTATCAATACTGGTTTGAGTTTGATATTTAGCAACCAATTCTTGAACTTGCTGTTGAAGTTCCGCCACTTTAATTTGGTATTCTTGCTGAGATTTTTGTAAATCCAGTTGCATTTTGGACTGAGCTTCTTGCGCTTTGCGTTGAGTCTCAGCCATTTGCGTTTTAAGAATAACTTGGGCAGTTGGATCAGCCAGCGCTGCAGATTCTTGTTGTGCTTGCTGCGACTGAGAAACTTTTTGTGCTAATGCTTGGATTTGCTGTACGTAAGGTCCTAGTTCGTTTGCAGAATCTTGGTTTACCATTTGTGAAGCTAAAGCCAACGCTTGTTGCGCGTCAATATCAAGCGGTTTTTCACGATGCAAGTCAAGCGAGTCGCGCCCGCCAGATGCTTGGGCCACGTAAGAACGCATTGATTGCAAATAGTGCAAAGTTAAATGCTGTTTGATATGCTCTAAAACATGAGGAGCAAACACAGGGCCAATAACAGGGTTGCCGCCATAAGCTGGGTTATTTGCATATTCAAGGTGAACCTTAATGTGAGCAATATGATCTTGATCCGGATAAGCTGCTGCCGGAGTTCCCATTGTCATAGAAACGTTTTCTAGCGCTGGGTTTGATTCCGTAGCGCCAAGTGGGTTTGGCAATACTTCGTTTAGCGCTGGAACTTTAAGTTGTTCTAAAATACGCTGATACACAGCGCGAAGATTGAACATCCCTGGAGGCGCAGACGTTGCCATTTGCAACAACGCTTGGTTTTGGGCAAGGCGTTGGGTCTCAGAGAAAATGTTAGGATCTGAAACGGGGCGTACGTCATTGTTTGCAGCAAAGTCGCGGACTTTAATTTCTTCGCCGGACTGGTTGTCCATTTCATCCAAGTACCAATGATTGATACGGGAAACGATTGACAACGATTTAGCTTGTGAGCGGTGCAAACGAGCATGAATGCTAGAAAATACTTTAGCACCTTGTTCAATAAGCGCTTGGGTTGTACCCACCGGCATATTGTTGTTTGCTTCACCAATTTTTTCTTCAGATGTAGTAACAACGCCTTTTGCTGCATCTGTTAGCCAACCTAGCAGTTGGAATAAAACGTTAGATGGTGCGTTAAACGGCATCGGCATCGCAATTTTGCGAACGTCGTCAACACCAGGTGCGCCTTCAATTTCAATTACTTGCGTGGGCTCAATTCGATCAGACTGTCCACCAATGCGTCCACCTTTAAGTTTAAGCATTGTCTGGCTGTTGTTGATATGAGCAGCATCAAGAAGAGCACGAAGAGAACCGGTAAGAGCAGCACTAAGGCCACCAATGAGCTGAGGTAATCCAATAGCGTAAGCTCCACGCCAAGGAATGAATTTAAACTCGACATACCAGTCGAGCTTCTCGAGCTTCTCATCGCCAGCCTCCCAATTACGATAGAGAGACAATACTTTGGAGCTTGTCTCGTCAATTGTTAAAATGTACGGAGCGCGACGACCTTCTGTTTCAGCATCGTCATCTAACCGCATAAAGCAAGTTATTTCATAAATACGGCGTAAACCGTCAATGTTTTTAGAAGGCTCTTCTTTGCCTTCAATTTTATTGTTTGCTTTTTCAGAACGGGTTTGTTCTGTTAACGGAGCGTCAGATGTGTAATTAAAATTTTCTAAGTCGCGGTAAATGCCTTGTTCAATACGTTGAAGATATGTGTCTTCTGTAATGTCTTGAACTTCAGTAACGCGAGGAGATGTGTAAAAGTTGGTAGAAGCCCATGGTAGCAAAATGTTGTCAATTGCAACCCATTCGCACGTTGGGCGGCGTTGTTCGGATTCGTAACGCCATTTAAGGAATTGAGAACCGCCAAGAGGTAACTGGGTTAACAGCTGTTCCATTTCGTCGCGGTACTCTGGAATTTGTTCTGTGAACTGCCAGTTCATAAAAGTTACTTTACGATCAGCAATTCTTTCTTTTAATCTGTCTGCTTCACCCTTAATGCTAGACTTAACAATGCCTTCTGGGGGAAGTAATTCTTTTGCAGCAGAGGCAGCAAAGTCAACACCAGACTCAGCCATGACTGGATGGACAACTTTAGAAGCGCCATCAAATGTTGCGCCGCCAGGTGCATCTTTACCAAGGCCGGTTCGTTTTAAACCTTCTTCGTATTGTTTGTCACGTTGCTTCCTAGATTCTTTGTCTACGTCAATGTAGTCTAGGTATTCAACAGCCATTGATTGCAAAACACCCTCATCAAACACTTCGGCTAAGTTTTCATAAAACTCAGGGTTTTTTTGTGGGCCTTGTTTTTCTTGGAAGTTAATTACAACAGAGCCGTCTTCCAACTCAATGATTTCTTGTTCTAAGTCTTCTGGAGTTAAACCCAAAGAATCGGCGTACGCTTCCAAATCACTATCTTGCTCTTGGGCAAGATGAATGTCGTCTTCGCGTTCAAGAGATGCTAAATTAGCGCCGGCTTGAATGGGTATTTCAGGATTTGCCATAGAATGTTCAAAAATGTGTTATTAGATTCCTAATTATACTAATGCAAAGAAACGACCGTTTCCGCCCCTATTGCGCATAAGGATTTGTAAACCGCTTTCTAGCGTCGTCATCTGCATAGTCATAATCGCGTGGGGGTAGGGGGTCTAGCTGCAACCACCCAGAATCCCGAAGAACCCGTAATGCTTGTGAAAGGGAGTCGACATAGTCATCGTGACCCCCGGCTTCTGGAAAGGAACAGACTTGGCGAAGGAACCTTTTGGACCAATCTGCAAACTCGCCTTTTTTACCTGGCTCTTCCGGTATGTAAACTTTGCCTTTTGCCACCAAGGGAGCCACAATGTTCAAACGTTGCACCTTATCGGCTCGCCCTGGGTTGTAACCCCGTACAGGCACCGAGGCGCCTTGGAGCTCTTGGATCAGGGAGATACCAGCGGACTTATCTTCCATCAAGATTAAGTCTGCCTTACGCCCTTTGGCAAAGCTGTTGTCTGCGCCGTATACCACTTCCTTAAAGTCGTCAATTACTTTACGACGCAGCTCAGGGTACGACAGATGGTTGTCCCATGAGTCTAGGAGTATGACGCAAGTACCAGCGTCTTCTCTATCAAACACACCCCATACCGTGCAAGCCGTGGGATCGTTCATGGTTTTTTCGCTGGTAGCTGGGTCGTATGAAGCAATTACGTATTCCAGGGTTGGCGTTGGTTTGTCCGCCGGCCATAGCTTAAACATCTTGCGTTTAATAATGCCAGATGACTCAGGATCCAAGATCTCGCCATAGATCTCTTGGCGGCCCATGTCGGTGCCATCGTACGTCTCAAGCTGTTTAAAGAACGTTTCAGATAGGTTTTCGCGGTTGTCATACGACGAGGCGTTAACCACATATACGTCACCACCAACTTTGCCCTCAAATAAATCAACGATTAATTCTTTAGGTTTAGGGGTTGTGGTGATGATCTGTTGAACACGGGCGATTCTGGGATCTTTGAGACGTAGTGTAAATTGCACACCATCGTAGGCTTCGTCAAGGTAATCGAAGGCGCAGAGTTCGTCAAACCAAGCTCCGTGATATTGCTTACCACGATAGCGTTC